AGAGGAAAAAGGCTTTTCTTTCCCGAGTGGTCATTCACTGGCGTCTACCCTTGTTTTGGGAAGTTTGATCATCATAATCGGCCAACATGTAAAAAATAAAACAGCCCGCTATTGCCTTCAAGGCTTGCTGGTTCTGGGAATTGTGACCATTGTGGTTTCCCGCATTTATGTTGGGGTCCACTACCCATCAGACGTTCTTGGCAGTATGATTTTGGGTCTTGCTGTCTTACAGTTTGAGTATCCCTTATATGATCGCTTGCGGTTTCAATGGCGCTTTACAGGCAAGCAAAAATAAGCATCTAACAATTAGGAGTTGAACTCGCGTTTTGAGTTCGACTCTTTTTTTGCTATAAAAGTAAAAACCCTTGTGTATCAAGGGTTTACGTGTGTTGACTACGTTTTTGACTACGCTTCAAGGAATTTTAATAAGCGATCTGCAACATCTGACCGCTGTTTGTCATTTAAGTGTGTGTACATATCGAGTGTCGTTTGGATATTCGAGTGACCTAATCTATCTGATATTGTTTTAGGCTCTATACCAGCTTCAAATAACAAACTTGCGTGCGTGTGTCTCAAACTATGCACGCTAAATTGTTTCAGCTTGTGCTTACTAATAAATGTTTGCAAATCGTCTCTAAAATTGGCAAAATCGAAGTAACCACCAACCGTATTCGTTATGACGATATTTCTTGACTTGATGCCATGTTTAAAGAATAGTTTCTTCTGCTCTAGTTTCCAATCTTTTAGTATCTGTACCGTGCTATCGTCCAGCGAAATCGTCCGTGTGCTACATTTGGTTTTTGGTGTTTGGACAGATAACTTGCCATTGATGGAAACAAGCGTCCTGTTAATCGATATGGTCTTATTTTTAAAATCAATATCAGACCATTCGAGGCCCAGTAATTCCCCTCGCCTCAATCCAGTGTATGCTAGTGTGTGCCATGCGGTATATAAGACTGGTCTGGCATCTTTCTTCGCCAGCGTGAGAAATTTGTTTAATTCTTTTTTAGTGAGTGCTATCTTTTCTTTCCGTGGTTTCTGCTGCTTAGGTCGTATGATTCTATCTACTGGATTGGTCTGGATAATATCAAGATGCATAGCATACTTAAATACTCGATTGATGATTGACATATAATTTAAATAAGCTATGTATTTTTTGCTTAGTTCAATTACAATCTTCTGCATCATGGCCACGGATACGCTCTCAATTCGGATATCCTTAAAATGATTCTCTATGATCGCTTCAAGATAATTCTTTGTATTCTGGTATGTCGTAGGCTTCACAGTCGTTTCATAGCTCTCTAACCAGAGATCAGCCACCTCTTTAAATGTCGGCTTGCTAGAGTGATCTGTAAATCCATTCTCTTCCACGGATAGCAGTAGCTCCCGTTCTGCTTTCTTGGCTTCCTTTTGCGTTTTAAACCCTCTACGGGTCGTGCGCCTTTGCTTGCCAGTAAATGGATCGACACCCAGATACGCTTGGAGCATATAGCGTGTCTCACCTTTGGTTGTTAAATATTTTTTGATCATGACATAATACCGTAGATATGATATACTTACAATATCTTTCCTATCTAGCCACCTTTTCGGGTGGCTTTTTTTATTTGTTTTCTAAAATCTGGATCTTTTCAGTCAGATCGTTTATCTTTGCAACATCGCTATTAAGGTTGTTGATGTAGTAATTTACCTCATCATTTATATCACTATAATTGCTGTAGCCAGTAATGCTCTGAAAATAATTGATGATATTTCTGCAAAAACGAGCATGCTCGTTATAATAAGCAAGTTCTGATCTCAGGATTTTTAATTCAAATTCCTGCTTGTTCCAGTTAGGAAAATCGACATCAAGATTTACTGGAAAATTCTTTATAGAATGTATCTCCCATAGAGCATGGTATTTATCAGCAATCTCTTTACCTTTTTGACTCGGTTTTGTCCGTTCTCCATCGTCCAATAACAAGCCCTTATCTTTAAATTCCTTTGTCAATTTTTCTGCATTTAGGTTGTAGTCAGAAAAGAAGTATTTAGGGATGGTTATAGATGATTTTCTGCCTGTTTTAGTATTCCCCCACCAAACAAGAAGAAGCAGCTCTCTCAACTTATAACCTTCTGGTGTCTGATAACTATCTGTATAACGAGGTGAATCAAAAGACCGATCCCAGAAGTCTTGCATTGTTGGTCTAGTTAAAAGCAAGTCTACATATTCTTTGGTATAGTAGTCTGGGCCAGCATAAATGGTTGTTGTAACATTCACTCTTTCTGGCAAGACTCTTTTTTCTTTCTTTTTAAAGAGAAAATCAAAAAATCCCATATTATTTCTCTCTTTCTTCTCTATACACATCTACGACTTTACCGATAATCCTGAAATCACTGTCTGAATTTATCGGTATGTCTTTGTATTTCTTATTAAAACTTCTCAGATAGGCCTTATCTTTCTCTATTATAAGCTGTTTGATATAGGCTTCTCCCTCGTAGTCAAATACTCCAACCGTACCACTTGGAAGTTCTACCGTCAATTTGACAAAGACATAATCCCCAGATTTATAATCTGGCTCCATGGAATCTCCATAAATCGGACAAACAAAGTCAGCGTCCACCTTCACAGGCAACTGGATTGTCTCTATCTGGACTTCGTTTAGATATTGCCCCGTACCAGCAGATACAGGTTGGTCGTAGTAGTTATATGCTATATACTCAACGACTTTATCATGGACTTCAGCAAGTCTCTCCTTAGCTTGTTTTTGCTCCTCAAGCTGCCTCTCTGCACAAGTCAGTACATTACGCTGGTATGGTTCTGGGTCGAGTTTAGATACAACTTTATCAATTTTTTGTGCGATTTCGTTTTTTACAATAGAAGAAGTAGTATCTAATCGAGGATCAATCTGTTCAACAGGAACATCAAAAAAGTCAGCTAGTTTCTTACTATTTGTCTTGGATGGCAATCTCTTTCCAGAAAAATACTGACTCAATGTGCTTTGTGATATTCCAGATTCTCTAACAATATCTTGCTGACTGAGTTTAGCCATTTTTTTAAGTCTGTTTAACTCATTGGCAATTTTTAAACGCACTTCTATCTCAAGAGGCGTCAGTTTATCTCTTCCTACCATAATTGTTTCTTCCTATATTCTTTTAATGAGATTGTACCACAATTTGATATAAAACAAAAATAATTTTAAAAAAAATAAAAAAAAATATTGACAATATCTCATTAACGAGATATAATATAGTCAAGGTTAAGGAATTAACCAAAAACAAAAGAAAGGAAGGACAGTATGCTGAACCGAAGGCAAAAGAAAAAAGACCCTTGGTTGACACAACCAAGAGCCACAGTGATATCGGCAATCATCGCACTGATAGCCGTAATACTTCAGCTCTTATTTAAATAAGAGTTACGCACGAAGTTGTAGGAGGGGCGAAAGCCCCAACCCTACGACTTAAGTTTAGCATACTGTCCAGAGAAAAGCAATGGACGACAAAAAATGGGAAATCGGTGGTTTGGTCGCAGTAGGAGCGATTATTGTAATTGTAATTTTAAATTTAATTAAGTAGGAGGTGTAGAAAATGGCGAACGAAGTAGAAAAAACAGCCATCAATGAAGTATTGAGGACTGTTACACTAATCAATAAAAGGTTTGAGGAAATCGTTGAATTACAACGTCAACAAGATCTAGCTATTTTTTATCTTCGTGGTGTTCTTGATGCGAAGGATCAAGTTTATAGTGTAGAATGAGGAAAAAGAATGAAACCTAAACGATATCCGTATAGTGGAAAAAGAAAAAAGCCTATCGAGGTGTCGATAGACTTACCGAAAAGAATTAGCATACTTGAATCACAAGTGATCAGTCTAGCAACCAGAGTGTAAAGGAGGAGAAATGGAAACATTAATCATTTCAATATTAACATCTTTTATCGTTTCAACAACAATGATGCACTACCATATACACAGAGTAAATATTTTATATAAAAAATATATGGATTTTGAAAAATCAAGTGTTGAAGAATTTGCTAAATCAATTACAAGCAGACTTCCAAAAAATTCTTCCCTAGAGGAGTGATAGAAAAACACATTTTTTCAACACTTACTTCAGGATGGTCCTGAAGAATATATTGAACAGCGATGCTGCTTCTAATGAAATCATAATTTGAATCATTTGCAGAATATCTATCATCATTAATCTTTAACAAACCTAGCCGTTCTAAGTTCGATAGAGAAGGGGCGAGTTCATTAATCCCTTCAGATCCATTTATAAAGTAGATGATTGGGAATATTATTTTAGAACCACTGTCGGAATTTATTACAGCCTTCATGCAAGGAATTGGGGAGCCTGTTGTGTAATCATGTTCTTTTAAGACTTGGAGAATACGTGCATCTGTTACGTCTAACTGCTTAATAATCTCAACGAAAGAAGGGTGTATGACTGAGTTCTTTCGATCGTCAAATGAACTTGCTAATATTTTCGCAAACATAGAGCGAAGTTCTTCCTCTTCAATATAATATTTAGATGCTTCCAAAGCAGGACCTAATATTTTTAGAGGCGGTTCTTGGATATTTTCTGGCGGGATAGGTGCCACTTCTTGAAGTGTGCTATTTCTGAGATTTTCAACGTCTATTTCATTCTTTGCACGCAATAATGCTGCTTGATTAGAAACGTTATGGCCGTAATTGATATACCACCAATCTTGTAATGTTTGAATAGGTCCAGCGAACACACCGGCTGAAGTAGCTCCTCCTAAAAATCCTGAAATAAGAGGAAGGAAGTCTTGAAATTGGTTAGGATCCATAATTATTATTTCGTTCTTTCCATTAGAATCTTGACTAAAACGGTGAGAGGTCTCAGTCAAGATACATTATACGATAATAAACATTGTTTGTCAATATATAGTGTATTTTAAAAAGGTTTGTCTTTATAAAACACAACATATAGTGCGATAGGAGAATGGTGATGAAATTATACAAATAAACTTAGATAAGGAGGAAAGGTCATGCTTTGGGAAAAAATATCTGAAAAAATTTCAGAAAAAAATTGGACAGTTTATAAACTTTGTTTAAAAGCAGGTATCGGGCCTGCTGGTATCTATCGTTTAAGAGATGGAGAAGTAAAGGATCTATATTTTGATACTGTAAAAAAAATAGCTGATGCACTAGAAGTCAGCTTGGACGAATTTAGATAGGAGGTGAAAAAATGACACAGTTAACGCTGAAACAATGGATGGCAGTGCGAGACATGACTGTTCTTCAATTTGCAGACGCAATCGGTGTAAGTTATCCGACAGTCTCAAATTGGCGAGTTGGTCACACAAAGCCAAATGCAAAGTATATCCCAGTAATCGAGCAGACGCTTGGGATCAACTATAAAGACATTATCTGGACATAGTGGTCTAATTTTTTTAGAAAGGATATCTCATTAATGAGAAATAATAAAGATGAATGAATTGATTTTATCAGACAATCTAAACCAAATTGAACTAGAGATCAATTATCATAAACAAATTGCTGGTCAGTCCATTTGGGAAATTGGTAGGCGCCTCAATCATGTCAAAGAGAATGATCTAGCCCATGGACAATTTATGAAATGGCTTGAAAAAATTGGGTTCAGTCAGACGGTCGCCAATCAATTTATGAGGGTGGCAAAAGAACTTCCAGATTCTGTGACGTCACAGAATTTAGGAATTAATGTACTCTATCTCCTCGCATCTCTTCCAAAAGAAGCAAGAGAAGAACAAATCCAACGAATTGAGGACGGTGACAACCCTACTGTTCGAGAGCTTCGTGATGTTACAAAAAAACTCAAGCTAAGTCAACAAGCGAATGAGCTTCTAAGGGGCGAGAATGAGGCTCTAAAAGCTTCTAAAACAGAAGTGAAGGAAATCGTCAAGGAAGTCGTTCCAGATGATTACATAGCCACACGGGATCTAAATAAGCGATTGTTAGTGAAGAACCAAGAATTGTCTGAAAGCATGAAAGCGATCGAGGAGCGTTCCGAGTTTATCAACAGCAAATTAAACGAGATGATGGCCCAACGTGCAGAAGTTGACCAAAAATCTGCTCAGTACGATGAATTAACCAGAGCGATCGAAGAATCGCAAGGACAACTAAATAGCGTACAGAAGCAGATCTCAGCTTACAAAAATATCACAAGCTTATTGCAAAAGGGAAATGACTTCTTGGCAAGCATGGGCGGTCTAATCTACGCTGATGAAAAGAATGTCTTAAAGGCAGACGGAATCGTCCGTGATGAATTTGATAGTTTTATCAGTCGTGGGTTGAGATTTTTTAACGACCTGAACGATATCAGAAAAAAAAGCAATATTTTAGAAGGAGAATTTGAATGACAAATGAAATTGCAAAAGTCAACAATGAATTAACTACAGAAGATGTGATGATCCACGCATTGCAGGAACTAAAAAAGCTGAAAGAAGGGCAATCCGTTCTATCAGCCGATGTAGATTATTTAAAAAATGAGCAACCAGTGAATCCGTCAATTTGCTTGGCGCTTGAAAAGATGCGAAAACAAAAAGTAGTCGAATTGCTGGGCGGTAAAGATAGCCAAGCTTACAAAGATCGAAAATTCGCACAGTCAGTATTTTCACAGGCTGCCAAAGACTTCAAGGAATATTTCCGCATCCCACGGTACGACTTGCTGAAACGCAAAGATGAAGAACAGGCATTTGACTATTGGGGAAGCTGGGAACCATCAGCTAACACTAAATTGGAAATCAAAAACCGCAATGGCCAAATGAGTTTGGTTGGTTGAAATGGCTTGGCAAATAAAAAAGCACTTTTTGGGGAAAAGCGCTCAAATAAATTAACCAAGACAATTATACCACAGATTGGAGAGGTGGGCAATGATTGAAGAATTAATTAAAGAACAGATCAGAGAAATCTATCTCGAAGCGAAAGAACAAGCTAAAAAGGAATTGCTACCAGTAAACCAAGCAGAGCTACAAGAAATATTTGGTTTTAGCAATGAATACTTGAAGCGTTTAAAACGCAAGGGCTTGAAGTTTCGTAAGCAAGGAAAGTACATCATGTACGACTTAAATGATGTACACGAGATTTTAGAGCTAGAAAAGGAAATGCAACATGTATAACGACATTATTGCAGGATTAACAATTGCAGGAACATTTTTCACGGCTGGCTATATTGGAGCAGTTTGGGACTTTAAAAAGGCCCAACGGAAGAAAGCCCGTGAGCGTAAGTTGGAGACAGCGATGGAACAATACAGCGAAGATATTGACGAAGCTATCGCGCTTGGCGAACAACGTGTATTCGACCATTTGGCAGAAGCACGGAAGTATTCGTATTCTGATAATGATTGGAGTATGCAGGAGGTATAAATGGCAGTAAATAGACGATATTACTGGTTACAACTCAAAGAAGACTTCTTCAAATCAAAGGAAATGAAGCTGATGCGGAAATTGCCAGGAGGCGAAGAGTTGACCATTATTTATCTGAAAATCATGCTGGCCAGTCTACCAGACGAAGGGAAAATCTATTTTGAGGGTTTAGCTGAAGATTTAGCTGAAGAACTAGCATTGCTGATTGACGAAGATACTGAAGCAGTCAGAATGACACTCATGTTTTTGTCGAAAAAAAATCTACTGACTACAAATGATAATTATCAATTCACTTTGGAGCAAGTCCCAGAGATGATAGGTAGCGAAACAGCAAGCACCCGTAGGTCTCGCAAGTATCGGGAGGGTCAAAAAGCGTTGCAATGCAACACCGATGCAACAAAACGCAACGGAGATATAGAGATAGATATAGATATAGAGAAAGATATAGAGCTAGACCAAGAGCAAGAACAAAAAAATGCTGTTGGTGGTGAAAATTTAGTTTTTAAAAAATTAAAGGAAGCCTTTGGAGAAATGAGTGTGAATGGCACTATGGTCGAAGAGGTCGAAAGACTACTTAAACAGTATGGTCAAGAACTTGTGGTTTTAGCTTTAAACGAAACAATCTTAAACGCAGGTAAGTCTCTTAGATATACTATGTCAATTCTCCAACGCTGGGACGGTCAAGGTTTGAGAACGGCTGAACAGATTAGGGTAGCTGACGAAGAGTACGAACGGAAGAAATCCAACAAAATTCAAGGCGATCCTTATGGAAATATTCCTTCTTGGTCAAATTTAAGACCAGAGAATCAGAAAGAGCCAGAGCCTGAAATGTCTGACGAAGAATATGAAAAACGGTTGAAGGAGTTTTTAGCCAGTGAATAAGATTGATTTTAAGAAAATTAAGACTGACAGCAACCTATTTCGTGAGTTTGAACGCTACATGAAAGGATGCTTTAATACGCAGATCACAAAAAAACAGTTTTTGAACTTTGTGGGTCTGTGTGAGGAGAAAAGGTATTACTTGAATCCGTTTCAAATGTGCGCATGGGTTTTAAACAAACCAGTTGAAGTCATAGAAGACAGATGGTATCAGAAGAGGGATAACAATGTTTAGAGAAGACGAAGAAGACTATTTAGAATGTCGAGAATCAAGAGACCCAGACCTATGGCATTGGTATGGATCTGGTTATCGCTATTTAGGCGATGATGATGAAATTTGAAATAAAAAACAGGAGATAAAACAATGGCAAACGAACTAACACAGAAACAAATCACATCAAATGTTGCGACAAGAATTGAAGCAATGAAAAATGAGGGGTTACTAATCGCACCTAATTATAGCGTAAGCAATGCTTTAAGTTCTGCTTACTATGCCTTAAAAAATTCAAACAGCGGGAACTTACTTGAAAAATGTACACCAGAAAGCGTGTATAATGCTTTGCTTGACATGGTTACACAAGGGCTAAGCCCAGCCAAAACCCAGTGCTACTTTGTCCCTTATGGATCAACAGTCAAACTCACTCGCTCATATTTCGGGACTATGAAAGTAGTTAAACAACTTCCAGAAGTCAAAGACATCTATGCGGAAGTTATCTACGAGGGAGATAAGTTTCAAATCAAGAACGAAAATGGGCGGAAAGTCTTTGTCAGTCACGAAACTGACTGGATGAATGCAGATAACCCAATTGTTGGAGCGTATTGCATTATCGAAAAAGTGGATGGCGAAAAGATTTTGACAGTCATGACAAAGAAAGAAATTGACAAGTCATGGTCTAAATCACGAAACAAGGCAGTTCAAAACGAATTTCCGCAAGAGATGGCAAAGCGCACGGTCATCAATCGTGCAGCAAAACAATTCTTCAACACATCGGACGACAACGACTTATTTGTTGATGCAGTTAACCGCACGACAGAGAATGAGTACAGCGATAATCGGACGATTAAAGACGCAGAAGTCATTGACGGAAGTGGAGAGACAATAGACGACTTTTTAAACAGTCCTAGCGAGGCTATAGAGAACGAAAAGCCCAAGCCAAAGGAAATCATCAACGAAGACGAAGCAAGCGCCAAAATGGACGAATCAGAGGCAAACAACAGCGAGTCAGAAGAATCTCTTAATGTCGCAGAAGAAATCAGTCTATTTGAAGGCAGGACAATCACACCTAAGGAGCAATGATGAAAGAGTTAACTCAAGAAAATTATTATCAAGACAAAGAGTACCTATCGTACTCGCGAATGAAGCAATTCTTAAAATGTCCAGCACGCGCCCTTGCTGTAGAGGGTGGCACTTGGACCGAGTCACGAGATGAAACACCCTTGCTTTTAGGAAATTATGTACACAGCTACTTCGAGAGCCAAGAAGCACACGAAGCGTTTCTAAAAGAAAATAGTGACGAGCTGATTTCAAAGGCCGGTAAAACAAAGGGGCAACTAAAGAAAGATTTTTTAATTGGCGATTCTATGATTGCATCACTGAAAGATGATCCCTCTTTCAATCGGCTGTATCACGGCAGCCCGACCGAAAAGGTTGAAAAAGAAATGATCGTGTATGGAGAAATCGAGGGGGTGCCGTTTAAAGGGAAGCTAGACAGTGTGAACTTGACACAAGGTTATTTCGCAGATCTAAAAACGATGAAGTCCATCTACGATATGGAATGGAGCGCAGAACTTCGTCGCAAAGTACCAACAGCAGTGAATAACATTTTAGGCTTTGGGTATCATTCCCAGCTCGCAATCTATCGGGAATTGCTGAAACAAATGACGGGCGATGAGTTTAGGCCTATCATCGTAGCAGTCAGCAAGGAAGAAGTACCAGACAAGGAAGTTATTCGGATTGATGAAGAATGGCTTGAGGAAGGTCTGGAAGAAGTGAGAGAAACCATTAAGGAAGTCTGGGGTGTTATCCAGCACAAGGTAGAGCTTAAGGCTTGCGGTCATTGCGATTATTGCCGTAGCCAGAAGAAATTAAACAGTATCGTGACTTTGAATAATTTGATTGGAGATTAAATATGATTAATTCAGTAACCCTCGTTGGCCGTATGGCTGGCGATGCAGAACTACGCTACACTCCAAACAATCAAGCAGTAGCTACTTTCAGTCTAGCTGTCAACCGCAACTTCAAGAGCCAAAATGGTGAACGTGAAGCGGACTTCATCAACTGCGTGATCTGGCGACAGCAAGCAGAAAACTTAGCCAACTGGGCTAAGAAAGGTGCTTTGATTGGGATTACAGGACGGATTCAAACACGAAGCTACGAGAACCAGCAAGGCCAGCGGGTGTATGTGACTGAGGTCGTAGCGAATGACTTCCAACTTTTAGAAAGTCGGAAAGACCGTGAAGCTGGGCCGTCGCAAGGATACGGCCAGCCAGATTTTGGACGTCAGGCAGAGCCTATGAATGCCAACCCTATGGACATCTCGGATGATGATCTCCCGTTTTAAGGAGTGCCTATGAAGTTTTTAGATTTATTTGCTGGCATCGGTGGATTTCGTCTTGGGATGGAATCCGCTGGGCATGAATGTGTAGGGTTTTGCGAAATTGACAAATTTGCTCGCAAGTCTTATAAAGCCATACACGATACGAGAGGAGAGATTGAATTACATGACATCACAACTGTATCAGATGAGTCTATTCGAAGAATCGGACGTGTGGATATTATCTGTGGAGGATTTCCGTGCCAAGCTTTCTCAATTGCGGGAGCTAGAAGAGGTTTTGAAGATACAAGAGGAACTCTCTTCTTTGAAATCGCAAGGTTCGCCTCTATTCTCAGACCTAAACTTCTTTTTCTTGAAAACGTCAAAGGGCTCCTCAACCATGACAAAGGAAACACCTTTAAAACAATCATCGGAGCGCTTGATGAACTGGGGTATGATGTGGAATGGCAAGTGCTTAACAGCAAAAATTTTGGAGTCCCACAAAATCGGGAGCGTGTGTTTATTGTCGGACATCTTAGAGGACAATGTACCAGAAACATTTTTCCTATCGGACGAGAAAGTCAGTCAATTAGTAGCCAATCAGTCGTAAAAATTGGCAATGTAAACCCCTCTGGGAATGGTATGAATGGAGAAGTCTATCAAGCTGATGGTCTAGCTCCTACACTTACAACAAATAAGGGAGAGGGGCAAAAGATAGCTATACCTGTACTAACTCCAGACAGAGCAGAGAAGCGACAAAACGGGCGTAGATTTAAAACAGACGGAGAGCCTATGTTTACGTTGACTGCTCAAGATAGACATGGTGTTGTTGTAGAAAATGAAATTAAAAAGTTTGGAACAATCGAGCCTAATTTCAACCAGAGTGGTGTGGTTTATGAAACAGACGGTATCGCACCAACTATCAGAGCCTATCAAGGGGGAGGACTTGAGCCTAAAATCATCCAGCGTGGTCATGGTTATAATCAAGGTGGAGAACATGATATCGCTCCTACTTTGACAAGTAATAGCTATCACGAAAATAATCACTTATCAGATGGCTATCGAATCAGAAAACTAACACCTCGTGAGTGTTGGAGATTACAAGGATTCCCAGATTGGGCATTTGACAAGGCACAAAAGGTCAATAGCAACTCTCAACTATACAAGCAAGCAGGAAATAGCGTGACAGTCAATGTTATTGCTGCAATAGCAAAGGAATTTGAATAGAAGCACGATGCCACCACCCATAACGCTAGAACGTGCGTGGGCTTCAGGTATCTAATTTCAGGCCAGCAGATTTTAAACAACAGCTAACTTTATTTTAAAAAAAGGAGAAATAACATGAAATTACAAAAAGAATTTTACGCAATCGCACAAAATGGAACAAACAAATTTTTAGTAGGATATAAAAACCGAGAACGCGCATTAACATTTAGTGCTGATTATACTGATGGTGTTCGTTGCGCTTTGATTTTTGAAAAAGGAAATGAAAAATCGGAAAAAGCGGTGCACAACATTGCGGAAGCAGTAGGTGGTCGCTTGGTTAAAATTAAAGCTGAGTATGAGATCACAGAAGAAGATGGATCAGAATTACAAGAGCCAGATGAAGGTAACGAAGAATATGGCTCCCATAGCCCCGAGGACCTTGATAGATTCTTTAAAAAAATGTTAGGACTTTAAGATGATTAAACTAACAATACCTATCGAGCCGAAAGCCCAAACCCGCCCAAAATTTGGGCGAGGTGGGGCCTACGAAGACCCAAAAATGAAAGCGTGGCGCAATTCTGCTACATACCTTATCAAAAGTCTATACAAGGGTGAGAAGCTACAAGGCTATCTCAAGACAGAAGTTACGTTTTATTTGAAAGCACCTCAAGTCGTATCGAAGAAGCCAACACCAAAAGCCAAGGCCAAAACGTGGGAACGATACGAACGATTTATGAATGAACGAATATACTGCGCCAAAAAGCCAGACTTGGACAATTTGGAAAAAGCAATATATGACAGCATTTCAGAAGCTAATTGTATTTGGTGGGACGATAACCAAGTTGTAGAACATACGACAAAGAAGGTTTACTCACCAAATCCACGAATTGAAATTAAAATCAAAAAAATCTAGGATATAACAACAATGAACAAAAAATTAGTTTTAGCAACAGTAGCAACAATCGCAGCAGTAGGAACAGCAACAGGAGTGAAAGCAGATGAATCAACTGGAACAACTACAGCAGGAAATGAAACAACTGCAGTCGGAAATACAGCAACACGAGAAGATGGAAATCAAGTATCTGAAACAGCGGGACCAAGCGAACAGAAAGAACCTCAAGGAAGCAATGCTACGGAAACAGAAAGAGGGGCAACTGGTGAACGTGAAGGAACAAATCAAAATGCTACAGAAGTTACCAAGTTAGGTGACCAAATAACCGTTAAAAACCCTGATGTTGACATGCACTTTACTAAAGGAGCAACGGGTAATGGAACGGGGAAATATGTTAATTTTAAGGTGGAATATAAAAATATCGACTTTCCTGACTCGATGACAATTAATGAGGGTGATCAAGTTGTTCTGCACATGCCTAAAGAAGTATCATTTCGTACAGACTTCGACTTCGATGTAAAAAACCCAGAAGATCAAACAATCGGTCACGCTCAAGCAAGTATCGAAAAAGGAACAGTCACAACAACTTTCAACGATTATTTTACTAAGCATCCATTGAACAAACAAATGGCTATGACATTTGATGCTGTATGGACAGAAGCTGTAACTTCAGGGGAAGAAACTACACTTAACTTTGATGGAACAACTAAGAAGATCATGGTAGACCCAGAACCAGAACTTGATCCAACAACTGAAAAATTCTCAAAATGGGGTTCGCAGGCTGAAAATGATCCGCAAGTCTTGCGATGGACATTTCGTTTGAATTTGTCAAAACAAAAACTTGAAAACCTCATCATCAAAGACCGCTGGACAGATAACCAAGAGTACGTTGAAGGGAGTCTTGAACCATTTTTTGTTGATGATGCTAAGACTTGGACAAACTACACCAGTGCTAAAGACTACCTTGATAGCTTCCATGTTTTAAATGGTGGTTTTGATCTTAAGATGAAAACCTTTGACCGAATCTTGTACGTTAACTATCGTACACGGTTAAAAACACCAGTCAAGGAATCAAATGATCCACTAAATGTAGTTTGGGCAAGAGATGGTGAGGGGGACACACTAGCAGATAACTATAATGCTCACATTGCCCTTGTCGGCGGTAAGGGACGAGCTTCTGGTGAAAACAAGCCTGAACCTACATTTAAAATTCCCAAGGAATCGCCAAAAGTAGAAATCCCTGAATTTCAGGGTGGCATCCCTGGCATTCCAGAAGTACGAGAAAAGCCTGAGTGGCAAGGTGGTACAGTACCATTTGATGCTCCAATCCTTGATAAGCCAGAAATCAATATCAAAGATATCCCTATGATGCCACCAGCTCCAATTTTGGAGAAACCAGAGCTTATCATTGACTTACCAGATCCAAAACGTGACGAACCAAAACCACAGCCAAAACAAGACAAGCCAAACACACCAGCACCAAAACAAACACCAAAAGTCGAAGAAGTAAAAATCAATAATCGTGTGGAAAATCACGCGCAAAACACGCGAAACGAATCTGAAGAAACAGTCAAAGCGTACAGCGCACCGGCTACGCTTCCTAATACGGGTTCCGAGAGCGCTCTCATTCTTTCGTTCGCTGGAATGTTTATTCTCAGCGGTATCGCACGGATCGCTCTTAAACGTGAGGGTGAATAATTTAGGCTGGCAGATTTTAACAGATCTGTCAGTCGTAACCTCACAAACAATAAGACACTGACACGAAGCTAGGTGAGGGGTTTCGACCTGTATATCAACCTATAAATAAATAAAGGAGAGTCCTTTCTTTAAGAATTTACATACAAGTAAGTCTGATATACGCTTACGACCGATCAGCAAGACTGCATAAGTCAATAATGATGATAGTTCATAGTGATGTCGCTGATCCATCACGGGTTATGTCGGACGAGGGTCGGAAGCCTCGGAAGGTTCGACTCCTTCCATAATCTTTAGGACGGGAACATTCTTCCTTATGAACTCCTTATATTTTTTTTGATACATTCTTTATTTCACTGCTATCGCCCCGTCCCGATAGCTACCCGATGTTAGACTCCAAAGCGGTGCGATACCGCTTATCGGGTATTGCTCACTATAAATTTAGAAAGGCCCTCTAATCTGTTTTTCTAAGAAGGGGAGCAGAGCAACTCCCCTATTTTAGTAAAGTAGATAGAGATTATTATGGAAATTGATTTAATTAAACGGTCAATCAGACTGGATCGACAGCGACTACAAGACACAAGCAGTGACCTGCTCATACAAAAAAATATTGGTAAAACCGCAGTGATTGGAAGATCACGAGCTATTAAGGAAAGGATAAATAAAAAGTTTATGGAATTAGAACAAGAATTAGTAACGCTAACTGAAAAATGGTTTATCGACCGTGATTTGGAACCCGGTGGACGATTGGATAAGCAGGCTCTTAAATTGAGTGAGGAATTCGGTGAGCTATGCGCTGGGTATCTCAAGCAAAATGAAAAGCTGACGAAAGACAGTATCGGTGATTGTGCGGTTGTGATCGTAGGGCTGGCATTACTGATTAAAGAGGATGTACACGGTATCTTTGAGGAATCAGACAACATCAGACGCAAGGATGCGATGGAATGTTTCAAATTGCTAAACGCGAACATTTCAGAGTTTCAGTTGTCGCAGGATTTAGCAAGCAAAGAAATGTGCAGACACAATCTAGTACGTGCGGTGGCTTACTTAAAATCTATTAGTAAGGCACTCGGATACGACTTTGCAGATTGCTTTGAGGTGGCATATAACGAGATCAAAGACCGCAAGGGTAAATGGTTGATGGATCGTTTGTAAAAGAGGAGGACTTGCCAGATGAAGTATAAAGTTATCGATTATGTGTCAGATGGTAGAAAAATATATAGAGGAGCAAGAAAATGAATAAACAAGAGTTGTTTGAGAGGATTTCTCATTTACCTTCAGATTGTAGCGGACTATTACCAATGATTAATAAATTAGCAGTGTTGGAATTTATTAAGTTACTAAACGAACCGCAGAAAGTAGAGATCCCAATGTTTGCGGCGGATTTTATCGCAGAACAGAAAAAACTAGGTCATACGCTGTCCTACTCAATAGATGCATCCATGTCTGATAGAGTTGCAGAATGGTATTGGGATAATTCCGAACTCTTTGCCCGCGCTTGGCTTGACGGCTACCAAACCGAGAAAGAGAATCGGTATATTGTGAAGTTAAAAGGTATAAACTCAGAATCTGAATACCTATACTATGGTATGGGATCATGCACATGGAGATTCAGGGAAAAGAACGAAAGTGGGTACTTCAGAAAAGAACACACCCGCAAAGAGCTTGAAGAAGCTGGCTTTGGAGATGTGTTTAATAGCCCGTTGTTTGAAATTGAGGAGGTAGAAGAATGAGACCGAACAGATATCCGTACACAAAAAGCCAGTGGGAAGAAGAAACAACACTAGTGTGTTTTGGTGATGAAACTAGCTTTAAATTGAGAGTTGAAAGAAATCGAGTTACAGGAGAAACGAAATGATCTTTGCTTTGACATTATCGGACATCATAGAATTGATTATCGGTATTATCTGGTTAATTGGTTTTATTGGTGCAATCATCGTTGGAATATTAAGTAGAAAGGAGAAACATGACTAAACTATTTTACACAATCATCGCATCAGTATCGCTGGTATTTATGATCGTGTGTATTAATCTCAACGCACGGATTGGAAGTCTTAATAAACGTGTGAGTGATCTGGAATGGACAGTACAAGAACATGAGTTGTCTATCCAGCGAATGGCTGAGAAGGATACAATGCAGGATACTATCTTAAATAAATTAAACAGTGAGTACCAGATGCGTGAGCGACAACGAGCAGAGGAATTGAAAGAGGTGGCTGAGAGAAATGGAGTGGGAGGATGAGCATAGCAAGTAGATTGAATAGATTAAAATACATTGATTTGAAGATTAAATCCAAACAACAGGAAATAGTCGCTATTAGATCGTCAGTGCTGAAAGCGCAAGTCTATACAGATGAACCAAAAGGATGCAATATAGGGAATAGCACGGAAGATAAGGCTGTTAAAATCATCGACAAAACAGACGACATCAAGCGCGAAATCAACTTGCTAATGAATGAGAAATTAGAAATGGCTCAATTGATAGATAGCCTTGAAGATCCACTAGAAAGCATTGTACTAAGGCTATTCTTCATTAACGGTTATAGCTGGAATGAGGTTATACGCGAATTGCATTATTCACGGGGGACAATCCAAAAAGCGAGAAAATCTGGAATTAAAAATTTAAGTCAAAAAAGTGTACGGATTGAACAATATTGAACTTTTAAAGTGGTATTATTGTAGTATGGACAAGGAGAACAGGACATCTACTCCAAGCGGTTTGAGCGTTTTTTTCAAAGTTTTATCTCCAAAAAATAGTTTTGATAATTTTTCACGTTACATGCTCCTTGTCTTTCTTATTTTGATACCAACGGGATCGGATTAAACCGATCTTTTTTTATTATATTTACGAAAGAGGTGATGGAAAATCAATAAATTATCACTAAAACAGCAGAGGTTTGCAGATGAGTACATCATCAGCGGAAATATTGAGAAATCAGCTCTAAAGGCTGGTTACTCTAAAACTTATTCTCGTAGTCAGTCTCATAAACTCTTGGCTAATGTTGGCATAAAAGCCTATATAGACGAGAGATTGAAGCTCCTCGAATCCGAAAAGATCGCAACGCAACAGGAAGTGCTACAATATCTAACTTCTATCATGCGTGGAGAGGAGCAAGAAAAAACACTTATCAGTATCGGTGATCTTGGTCAAGAGATCGTAGATATCGATGTGAGTGCTAAAGATAGAATCAAGGCAGCGGAACTTCTTGGCAAGCGATTCAGGATGTGGACGGAGAAGGTTGAAACGGATGTTACACAAACGGTTGTAATCGATGTTGGTGAATGGGATGACGATAAAACTTAACATCAGCCCGTCCAAGGTCTTCAACAGGCACATCTACGATCATCTGTTTGACTACGATACCTTTACAGAGGTCCATTACGGTGGTGCTTCATCTGGTAAAAGCCACGGAGTCTTTCAAAAGATTGTCATTAAGGCGCTGAAAGACTGGAAGAAGCCTCGAAAGATTCTCGTACTTCGAAAAGTCGGTGCTACTGTTCGTGATTCGGTCTTTGCGGATGTGCAAGCTACGTTGTCGTACTTTGGCATTTTGAACATGTGCAAAGTCAACATGTCTGCATTTCGTATAGAGTTGCCGAATGGTGCAGAGTTCATCTTTAAAGGGATGGATAACCCAGAGAAGATAAAATCCATCAAGGGTATCTCTGATGTGGTCATGGAAGAAGCGTCTGAGTTCACTTTAGACGACTATACACAGCTCACGCTTCGTCTGCGGGACAAAGCACACAAACAAAAGCAAATATACTTAATGTTTAACCCAGTTTCCAAAGCGAACTGGGTTTATAATGCTTTTTTTGTCAAAAAACCGAAAAATACAGTCGTTTATCAGACAACGTACAAAGATAATCGCTTTTTGGACGCTGTAACACGAGAAAACATCGAAGAATTGGCAAATCGCAATGAAGCGTACTACAAAATCTACGCTTTGGGTGAGTTTGCGACCCTTGACAAGCTGGTTTTTCCAAAATACACGAAAGCCTTGCTAAATAAGGACGATTTAAGACAAATCACATCCTATTTTGGCCTTGACTATGGGTTTATTAACGACCCGAGCGCATTTATGCATGTGAAAATCGATGATGACCGTAAAAGGTTGTATGTTGTCGAGGAGTATGTAAAAAAAGGACTGACAAATGACAAGATTGCGGAGAGTATTACCGCCCTTGGGTATGCGAAAGAGCCGATTCGAGCCGATTCGGCTGAAAAGAAATCAAACCAAGAGCTTCGGAATCTTGGTATCGGACGAGTTATCGATGTCAAGAAGGGTGCTGGTTCAGTCATGCAAGGAATCCAGTATCTCTTACAGTATGAGTGGATTGTAGATGAAAGATGTGTGAAGACTATCGAAGAGTTAGAGAACTACACATGGAAGAAAGACAAGGCCACGAATGAATACATCAACGAGCCTGTAGATAGCTATAACCACTGTCTGGATGCGATAAGATATGCGATCCAAGACAAGATCACTAAATCAAAAATTAAAACTTTCAAAGGGGGCTTTTAATTGACCAAAGTCAGAATAAACAACAAGCGACTGCTGACAGTACCAGTAAATACTGAGGTGACTGCACAGATCGTAACAGAAGCGATTCGCTTGCATTTGAGCAGACTCGTACCAATCTATCGAGAAAATGAAAACTTATATCTATCAGATCACAAGATTCTGCATACTAGAGCCAAAGATGCATGGAAGCCTGACAATCGTTTAGTTGTCAACTATGCAAAATATATCGTGGACATGTTCAACGGTTATTTCATCGGCATTCCAGCCACTGTATCACATGACGATCAAGTGATTAGTGATTATGTCAATGACTTTAGAAAGTTCAATGACATGGAAGATAGCGAGAGCGAACTTTCCAAGCTGGTTGATATCTTTGGCCATGCTTTTTGGTATGTGTACCAAGACGAGGACGCAAACACTAGAGTTACATATAACAGCCCGATGAATATGCTGATTGTGCATGACAACTCTGTTGCAGAGCGTCCTATATTCGCTGTACGGTACATGATCGATGAAGAGACAGGAGCTGGAACTGGTGAGGTTGTAACCGATAAGGAAACAATCTATTTCACGCTGGATAACGCTGGTGATGTGCATTTTAATGAGCGCACAAACCACATCTACTCACATCTTCCGATCATCGAAGTGATCGAAAATGAAGAGCGTCGAGGCATCTTTGAAAGTGTTAAGACATTGCTCAATGCACTCAATAAGGCAGTTAGTGAGAAAGCGAATGATGTTGATTATTTCGCAGATGCTTACTTAAAGATCATCGGCATGGAACTAGACGATGAAGTAAGCAAGAGCATCCGTGACAATCGTGTGTTTAACCTTTGGGGCGAAAGTGGCAGTCAGTTAGATGTTGACTTCCTGCAGAAGCCGAACGCAGACCAGACACAAGAAAACCTTATCGTATTATTGCGTGATGCAATCTTTAATATCTCGATGGTTGCCAACTTGTCAGATAAAGACTTCGGCAATAGTTCTGGCACGGCTCTTGCTTATAAGTTGCAAGCGATGGATAACCTTGCCAAATCAAAAGACCGCAAGATGCAGTCTGGATTTAATCGACTGTATGAGGTTGTCTTATCCATACCAACTACGCAAGTGCCAGCAGATGCGTGGTCTGAATTGAATTATAAGTTTACTCGTAACGTGCCTAAAAACACGCTTGAAGAAGCGCAGATCGTAAGCCAATTAAACGGCCAAGTGTCAGATGAAACTAAACTATCTGTCTTGTCTATCGTCCAAGATCCAAAAGAAGAGCTTGAACGCATGGAAGAAGAAAGCAAGAAAGATAGTGAACTGTATCAGCAAATGGCTCTGAATGAGCGTATGAGCGATTTTGCAATCAACAAGGATGCAGAAGAAGGCAACGAAGAAAAGGACGGTGTAGAGGATGACAGAGACCGTCAGACAGAATAGTTACTGGCGCAACCGTGTTGAACTAGAGCAGAGAGCAGCAATCAAGCGTGATGAAGATTATGCAACCGAATTAAAAAAGATGCATGATTACTACTTCAACGAGATTGATAAGGAAATCAGAACGTTTATCAACCGCTATGCTGAAAAGAACGGGAATATTCCTTACGCTGAGGTTGTGGCACGACTTGATGCAATGGATGTTGCTGCATTCGCTGAGAAAGCCAAACGCTATGTAGAAGAAAAGGATTTTGGTGTGATAGCTAACAGAGAGTTGGCTATCTACAACCTTAAAATGCGAGTATCAAGGCTTGAAGCTTTGCAACAGGAGCTAGACTTGCAGATGATTGCTCTTGCGAATGAAGAAGAAAAGAAAACAGGCAACTTTTTGAAAGAGGAATACTTGCAAGGCTTGAAAAGCCAAGCTGGTATTTTGGGAGTATCAGAAGGAGCTACGGTCTCTACTGCGATGAAGCAGGCTATAGATCGCAACTTCAACGGTGCTACTTGGTCTAGTCGTATTTGGGATCGTCAAAATGCTCTGCGTGATATCGTAAAGAAAGCAACCGCAGACTTGCTTATCCTTGGTAAAAATCCAACGCAGATCATTTCGAAGCTACGCAAGGAGTTTGGGGTATCTGCCCATCAAGCCAAACGCTTGGCAGTGACAGAGGGTTCAAGGGTAGCGATGGCAGCGCAAAAAGATAGTCTTGAATCACAAGGATATGATGAATATGAGTACATCGCAGAACCAAGTGCGTGTAAGATATGCGCTCCGTTCGATGGTAGAATCTTCAAAGTGTCAGAAATGGAATCTGGGCGAAACTGCGCTCCGATGCATCCATTTTGTCGGTGCAGTGTTGCTGCTCATTATTCTAAAGTTGTTAAACCAGTTGAAAAAGAGGTTGAAAAACCTAAAGAACTTGAAGAAGTTCCATCTGTTGGTACAGCTTTCTCTTATGGTTTAGATTTAGCACACAAAACATTACAAAATTTTGTTGACAATGCTAAAAAGTGGTATAATAGTCATATAGAAAGCCAGCTATCTGCCGATGATATTAATGCATCGAGTGAAGCTTTAAAAAAAGTAATAGACAACAGTGCTTATTCTATGCGTTTTAGGTCTGCGAACATTGACAAACTGATAGAATCCGGAAGGTTTATGAATCAGTTTGAAACTGGAACGAGTGGCGGGGGTCTCAATGCAAAAAAAAAAAGACAAGCCACAAAACAAATA